CGCAGGTGCCCGTACAAGCCTTGGATTAGTAATTGGCACCAATGTTCAAGCCTATGACGCCGACCTCACTGCCCTTGCTGGGTTGACTTCAGCCGCAGACACATTACCATATTTCACTGGTTCTGGAACTGCCAGTACTGCAACCCTCACCACATTTGGGCGTTCTTTAATTGATGATGTAGATGCTAGTGCTGCAAGAACCACATTAGGTCTTGTTATTGGCACAAATGTTCAGGCCTATGATGCAGACCTCACAACTCTTGCTGGCGTTACTGCTGCTGCTGATAATTTGCCGTATTTCACTGGAACATCAAGTGCTAGTACGACGACGTTAACTTCTTTTGCCCGTACTCTTATTGACGATGCCGACGCCAGTACAGCACGCACCACACTGGGTCTTGTCATCGGCACGAACGTCCAGGCTTATGATGCCGACCTTCTAGCAATTGCTGGACTAACTTCAGCCGCCAATAAACTTCCTTACTTCACTGGTTCTGGCACCGCTGCACTCGCTGATTTTACGACGGCAGGTCGCGCCCTAGTTGATGACGCTGACGCTTCAGCACAACGAACAACACTTGGATTAGTTATTGGCACTAACGTCCAGGCCTACGATGCAACATACGCAAAAACAACAGATAAATTAAGCGTCTTTGCGGCAACCACCTCCGCAGAACTTGCTGGTGTTATTTCTAATGAGACTGGTTCTGGTGCCCTTGTATTCGGTACATCGCCAGCAATTACGACTAGCCTAACAACTCCTAGTAGTTCATTTGATTTAATTAATACAACGGCGACGACCATAAACTTCGCTGGCGCCGCGACAGTGTTGACTATTGGTGCCAGCAATGCAACAATCAATCTCGGCAGCGGCTCGACTGGCGCCACGGTTAACATTAAGGGAAACCTGGTCATTGACGGTACGACCACAACAATCAACTCAACAACATTAACTATTGACGATAAAAATATCGTACTTGGTGCCGATAATACTCTTGATACAGCAGCGGATGGTGGAGGTATCACTCTTAAGGGTGCGACAGATAAGACATTAAACTGGGTTGATGCAACAGATGCGTGGACTTCTTCGGAACATTTAAATATTGCATCAGGCAAAGCCTATTACATCAACGGCACGTCTGTACTTAATGGCACAACACTTGGTACGGGCATTACCGCATCAAGCCTTACTTCATTCGGATCAACCCCAACAGTCGCATCCTCAATATTGACGCTATCGACAACGACATCTATCACTGACGGAAGAATAGCGTGGGATTCAACTGCAGATAAAATTATTGTTGGTGATGGTGTTACGGCACGCGAGTTTGCTTCATCAACGTTGATAACCAATGCGCGAGTAGCGTCATATATCTTGGTGTTGGGAGACAAGGATAAACTGGTCGAAATGGGCGTAAGTTCTGGAAACACTCTTACAGTTCCACCAAACGGGGATGTTGCATTTCCGACTGGAACGCAAATTACCGTGATACAGACGGGTAGTGGTCAAACAACACTGACCCCCGGTGTTGGTGTCACTATTAACGGCACCCCAGGTCTGAAGACTCGCGCTCAGTGGTCTGCCGTTACTTTGATTAAGCGCGCCACAAATACGTGGGTTGCGACGGGCGACCTTTCAGCCTAGCGATGTGCTAGCATTCTTTTGGATATGAGGAAACAATTATGGCTCTAATTGATTCTGGTGGAAAAAAACCAGGCACGCCGACAATTGGTACTGCTTCACATTCTGGAAGCGTATTAACTATTAGTGTGCCTTTCACTGCCCCAGCATATACGGGCAAAGGGACCATCTCCTCATATACGGTCACTTCTTCTGGGGGACATACTGGCAGTGGGGCATCTAGCCCTATATCTGTCAGTGGGCTAACTTCTGGAACTGCGTATACGTTCACAGTTATAGCAACAACCAATACTGGAGTCGTATCAGACTCTTCTAGTGCATCTAACTCGGTGACGGCTCTAACAACTCCAGCAAACGTAACTGGATTAACGACATCACGGCCATCGTCTGGCAATATTGGGGTTAGTTGGACTGCAGTGAGTGCTGACAATGCTGGTCGTGGTGGTGCTACGAGCGTAACATACAGCGTTTATTATGGGACTACAGCAAGCCCAGCGACGCTATACACGACGACAGCCTCCACTTCTACCACTATCCCCCTTACCGCTGGAACTTCATATTGGTTCAAGGTAGTAACAAATAACTCGTCATTTTCTAGTGCTGGCACAACGACTGCAACATCCACACTCTGCCTCGCTACACCTACAAACGCAACAAACGTTGCAATCACCAATACTAATGGAACATCGGATTCCGCCGACCAAACATCATCAGTAACAGGTCGCTTCACGGTGACATGGACTGCTGCCGCCGGAGGTGGTGAAACACCATCGTATGACATTTATTATGGAACAACGGCAAGCCCAACAACATTTTGGGTCAATACAGGTGGAACTACTGCAACTGTAACTGGTCTTACAACTGGAACATCATATTGGGCAAAAGTAACTACGAAAAACACTTCGTTCACTGCGAGTGGAACAGTTTCGTCAAGCAGCGTTATTCCAGTCAAGGAACCAAATCAAATCACTACTGGATTCAATGCATTGGCAGGTAACGCCGAAATTGCTATTGGCTTAGATTCTGGTTCTAGACTTACGACCGCTAGTCATTATGGTGGATTTATAGGCACGGGTATAGGATATAAAATTTATACTTCTACGAATAACGTAGACTTCACCCTTAGGATTACCGCCAACTATACACTTATCGTAGGTCAGCCATGGGACGCCCTGAACAACGCTACTGCGTGCACAATCACCGGCCTAACTAACGGTACCGCATATTATGTAACCATCAACAGTTATAACAACTTTTATGAACGTTCCGGAACGTATGCCGGTGGTGGTGCGACGTTTACACCAGTAGCGCCACCATATTTCCCACCCTTCTTCCCACCCTTCTTCCCGCCGTTTTTCCCACCCTTCTTCCCGCCGTTTTTCCCACCGTTTTTCCCACCATTCTTTCCACCTTTCTTCCCACCGTACTTCCCGCCATTCTTTCCGCCTTTCTTCCCACCTCAGTTCAAGTAGGATTAAATTTGAATTCATTAGTTGAACCTGGACATTTCGGCTCAAGTCAAGACTGCATCGTTGTTGTCAAAAATTTTGTTGAACCAGAACATTTGAAAACTATACAAAAATTCTTACCAACAATCAATGAATGGGTAGACCCAGGCGAAAGTCTGTATTCCGAAGATGGAACATGCCTCTATAGTGCCGATTATTGGCGCAACAGACAGTGTAGTGGAGATATTATTCAAGAATTAAATAATAATATTTACGAAATTATTGAATATTATATTAATAAAATGCAACAAGTTCTAGAAACGCGATTTTCGGTAAAACTATCAAACAGACCTCCGGTTCTTGTTAAATGGACATCGGGCACAGAGCAAAAACCACATGCAGATAAACAATTAAACGATGGCTCGCCTAATCCTTTCCCGGACTACGACCTAAATTCGCTCATTTATTACAATGACAATTTTGAGGGTGGGGAATTGTATTACCCAGAACATGACATTGTGATAAAACCAGAACCTGGATTAGCGGTTGCTCATCCAGGTGATATACATTTTCTACATGGCGTTAAACGTATTATTTCTGGGGAAAGATGGACTACCCCATCTTTTTATACCGTGACTGATTTACTATGAAATTCATCCGACAAAAAGATTTTACAGTTGTTTTTGATTTTTTAGAAAGTGGCGAAGTCGCTGCATTTAATTCTTTTATGCAAACGAATACGTGGGGCGAGGTAGAAGGCGACCCCCATTGGTCAATGAATATCTCTTCTGCGGAAATTGGCTTAATTGCGCAAAAAATTCAACTACGTCTTAAATCAACCATACAAAATATTTATTCATGTAGTTTGAGTGATGAAACTCTAGGGACTTTTGTCAAGTATCGACTTGGTTATGGATTGCCCCTTCATTATGATGCGGCGAAAGTAGATGATGTAACCGGCGAGAAAACAATAAATAAAACATTTAGTGGATGCACGACGACTGACATGACGTCGATACTTTATTTAGAAAACGATTCCATAGGTGGACTAATAAGTTTTCCAAATTTAGATATTACTTATTATCCACTAAAAGGCTCTGTAATCATATTCCCAGCGTCCCAAGAATATGAACATGAAGTATCCCCTGTAATAAGCGGTGACAGAATTATAACTACAACTTTTTGGCATGTGTTTGATGATACGCAAAACAAAATTTAGAAACATTACTATCATCAACAATTTAATTATTCCGCAAGATATTGCCAAATTGCGCACATATATCGATTCTTCCCCGCTTCAGGCGGAAGAAAATAATCCTAATAAATTTATCAATGTACAAGATAGCGAATGTAACGCCATACTGTCGAAGGCTCAACAATTACTTAAAAGCAATATTGAGGAAGATTTTGGCACATTAGTAAGCGACGAAGGGATAGGTACGGTAGTGAAGTTCTCCATAGGTTGGGAACTTCCATATCACTGCGACCAATGGTCAAACCTGCCCACATACGGGGGCGCTCCGAAGCGTGATATAAGTTCGATAATCTATTTGAGTGATGATTTTATGGGTGGCGAATTGGTTTTCCCTGACCTGGATATATTCATTCAGCCTGTGGCTGGGTCCGCAATCTATTTTGCTGGTACCGAGGAATATATGCATCAGGTAACGCCATTACTTTCCGGAACGAGATTGACATGCACTGGTTTTTGGGGTAATCTTTCGGGATATGACAACGTTTCAATACCCTGAACCGCTACCGTTCCGTTTTGAAAAACATTCAGTAGGTGTCCCAGAACTAGGGATACGCCTATACAGGAGTGTTTTGCCGACCGCGGCAATGATTCCTGAGCGCCTCGAAAAAACTTTAGCGAGTAGCAGTCATCCCTATTTCCGTTGGCACGATTCACTCGTTGGAGAGGGAGTGAAGATGCCAGAGTATAGGGATTGTGTTGATTTTAAATACGACAAGAACTACGACGATAAGACCCCACCTGAATTCAGGGACATAATTGATGTTTACTACACCGTTGCCGATGTTCAGAATGAATGTTTACGTGATTATCAATCCGAATACAACATTAACATGACCTACATGGAGGCAATCAATTTTGTAAAGTACACCGCTGGTCAACATTTCAATGTTCATACTGACCATGGTTTTTCCTATGTATGCACGGTGTCATCGGTGATGTATCTCAATGACTCCTATGACGGCGGGGAGTTGTGGTTTCCAAAACTTGACATAAAAATTACGCCCGAATATGGGGATGTAGTATTTTTCCCTTCCACCTACATTTACGCACATGCTTCAATGCCTGTAACTTCGGGGGTGAAGTATTCCGCCGTAACAATGTATGACTACAACGACGATACGCATAAGTATGGTGGGTTCACTCGTCAATTTGGGCAGACAAACAATCAGCCTTACGAGCCTTCAATGTCTAACTCTATTACTATTGGTCCGATTACTCCGACTGAGGGCGCCTCCGTATGACTGAAATGACATTGACTAGAACGCATCAACTTTCTCCAGAAATAAAACAATCACGATTAAAACGCGACTGGATGGATGACACGTATAAT